TTGCAGCTTGTTTAAATTCTTCTTTTTGTTCTGCTGCTAAAGCAGTATCAGTAGGGTCTAAATTACCAGTTGCATACATAGCAGCTAATGTGTCTATAACAGAACTTGCATATCGTTCATCTAATTTATCTACAGAGTTATTGTTAAAATATTCTGCAGTAAAAAACTTTTCTGCATACGATGGAATAAATTCAGCAAGTAAAGAATATGGGTCACCTACATCTGTTCTAAAATCACCTAATACATTTCTTGTTATAAATTTAGGTAATGTTGTTACTAAATCTTCGAAAAATTCTAATGCCCATACTTCTCTTGGTCCAGTGCCAGGTAAAAAACCATTAGCTGTTACCAAGTTAAGAGCTGACAAAAATCCTGCAGGTCTAACTCTTACACCTTGGTCACGATAATCGTCACCAAAAAATCCTTTTTGTATAATTCCAAATGGGTCAGGATAGCTAAACATACGCTTACCAGATACAGGGTCTGTAAAAAAGAATCCCATTTCTGCATCCCATGGTTTACCTTCGTCACCTGCGTCAAATGCAATTCTTGTACGATTAAATTTTTGTGGTGCAGTGCCAAGTAATTTACCCCAAGACTTATAAACTTCTACTCCTATTTCTGGAAATGGTATATAAGAAGATAGTGTGTCAGAAAACTGGTGTCTTTGTTTTGTAGAATAAAGCAAATCCATAGTAATTTGTGCTGCCTTTTTACCTAATATAAGCATTAAATCGTCTATATTATTTATTTCACCACCAAAACCAACTTCTCTGTATGTTGTTATTTCATCAACTATATCTCCTAATATATCATCACCGACTTTACTACCACGCAATGATGCTTCTGCACCTTTTAAGAAATCTAATGCAGTTTGTTCGTCCATATCTTTTATTGCTTCAATGCCACTTTCATAAAGACTATATCTCCACAATGGGTCACGATTTACAATATCTGATGGTCCTGTAAGAAAAGTTGTATATAATTTTTCTAAAAATAAATCCATTCTTCCTGCAGCAGCATCTAACCCACCTTGCGATTTAAATTTATTGTTTAATGACAGATATGCACCATTAACTTTATTAGGAAATAGATTTATATCTTTTTTAAATATTTTCCATACATCTTTATAAAATTTTCCTACTTGCCCTTGTACTGTACGCATACCACCACCTGATGAGGCTATACTCCATGCTTCTACCCAATCTTGACCATTTACAAAACCACCACTTTTAAGAAAATTTAATGCTGCACTAGAACCTGTATCAAAATTATATTTATACAAAGGATATGTCATAACACCATTAGTAAATCTTATTTGTGTAGCCCAGTCTTCTGTACGAGGTGTACCAGTAATTGGGTCAAGTATAGAAAACTCACCACCTATATGTCTTGATATTCTGTAACCTAGTGCTTCTAAATTATTTCGTAAAGCTACAGGATTTTCTAATTGCTCTTTTGCCTCTCTACCTCTTAAATCTGATTCTTTGACTAATTTTTGCATTATTTGTTTACCATCATAAGATTTCAATAAATAATCCATAGTTTCATCTATACCATCATTTATCAATCTTGCAGTAACAGGATTCTTTGCTAACAATAATAATTGATGCACCCAGTTTCTTATATAGTCTGGTTGTATTTGTCCATTTACTATTTTGTCATATCCTGTATACACGCCATCTAAATTGTTTGCTTTTACAGGTTCAAAAAATTGATTCATTGCTTTTCTTGACATAGCTTGTAAATAATTTTCATTCAATGGTAACCAACTACCATCAGGTGCTACATTACCTATACCTCTTTTATTTCTTCTAATAATTTTTGCTACATCAAAATTTGTGTCAAACAATGCTTCCATAACTGCTTTTCTTGTAACTAAATCTTGTGTAGAAGCATTTCTTAATGTTTCTTTATTAGGTGCATTTTTGTTTACAAACCATAACAAATTATCATCTGTGTCTATTACTTTTTTCCACATTTTTAAATCGTCAGAGTTTAATAAGTTAGCTAGAAATACTTCTCCAACAGTGTCATCAGGTATGTAAGCACTAAGTTGTTTACCTTTAATACCTAATGTAGATAAACCTACTAATGCTTTTTCGATATTTTTAGGTGTAACATCAGTCAATTTATTTAAATACACAGACACATCTAAATACAATCTATTATCAACTTCATCTAGCCACCAACCTAAAACATGATTTTCTTTGTTAAGATATTTTTGTCTTATTGCTGCTTGTGCATCATCTTTAAGAAAATTAATTAATAATGGTTCTAGCAACTCTTCTAAATTAGTACCAGGACTTTTACCTAATGCTTCTGCTAATTCTCCTACAGCAAAATCAACACCTAAATTTTTGTATGGACTTACAGCACCAAATTGTGGTGGATTTAATTGTCCTGTCTTCATATCTATAGAACCACCTGTTCTGTTGTTAGCTATAGCTCTTGCAATACTATCGCCATCTGTAGTAGTTTCTTTTAATAATCCAGAGCCTTGTTTTAATGGTCTAATAACTTCTAAACCTTGCTCTCTAAATATATAATCTCTTGCATCGTTACCTGCTACAACCCATGCAACATAATCATCTGATGCCATACCAACTTCGTTTACACCAATTTTTATATGTTTTAAAATAGCTTCTATTTGTGGATATTCAATAGATGCAGCTTTTATAAACTCTGGTCCTAATATTTCTTCTGTAAAAGGTTTTTCTTTTTTTAATATTCTTGTTCCCCACAAAACTTTGTCATAAGCATCTCTCATTTCTAAAGAAGTTCCTGCTGCTAATTTAAAAGCATAATATGCCATAGGGTGATTTAAACCTACACCTGAACCACTAAATATAATTCTTAATGCTTCTTCTGGTATAACTCTTGTAATTAAAGCAGGTCTTAACATCCATACTGGTTTTAAGACTCTTTGCAAAATTAAATCTTCATAAAGATAACCCATAGTAGTTTGAGCTGATGGTGTCATTCTTCCTGTTCTAGGGTCAGGTTTTAATTTTTTACCATAAATTCGCTTTAACAACCTTGTATATGCTTCTTCTGTACTACCTTCTATAAATTCTCTTTTTGCAGATTTTTTTGCTCCAACAATTTTTCTAAACAATGGAAAATATGCTTCTAGTTCTGCATAATCAATTAGAGGAATATAGTTGTCTATGTATTCAGAAATCATCTGTGCTGTAGGTGTAGCTTCCCATACTATTTCTTCTTCACCATTTGGTTTTTTTCTTTTTGTTTTAATTTTGTATTTAACGCCTGGATAAGCTAATTGTTTACCATCTTCTGTAGTAAGGTATCTTTTTAAATCAGACTCATTAGCAAGAAAATCCATTGTTTCTGCTAACTCATCTCTAAAATCTGCTAAGTCTGGATTTCGTTCTACAATATTATCTTTTATGTCTGCATATACATTTCTTACTATTGTTAACATGTCATCTGTTGCATCAGTATCTAATATGTCGTTTAAAAATCTATTTCTTGCATCTCTGCTAAATCTTGCAGCTTTCATCAACCCATCCAAACTTCTAGCACTTTCTCCTAAATTATTAATAGATAATAATCTTGTAGGTGCTAAGTCAAAATATCTTGATAATCTTCTAGGTAATGTTCTACGCAAATCAGCACCAACACCTATTATTCCTGTAAATAAATTGTCTGCTGTATTTTTATTAAATACTGCTTTTGAACTATTAATTTGTTTTAATATATTTCTAGCAACATTTATATCTGTATCTTTACCTAATAATTTTTTTGCTATTGCGTTAGATGCCGAACCTAAAAGATTTGGTGCAATAGGCACTGTAAGTTGATTACCTCGAACAATAGCTTGTACAACATCATCTGTTAATCCATATCGTAAAGCAAGTGCATCATCAACACCTGCTAAATTACCATTTTTCATTACTGATGTTAAAACAGTTTTCATAAAATTTTTGTCATCTATTGCAGTTAGTAGTCTTAACAATTCAGGAGGTGCTTGATTTAAACCTGGCATATCCATAAGTACAGACAAATCTTTGTTAGCAACAAAGGCATCTAATAATTTATCACCTCTTTTTGTTTCTAAGATTTGTGATGCTGTGCTACCAAACATTAATTTTCTAGCTTCTTTTGGAGTTATAGTTCTCTCAACACCACCAACTTCAATTTTTCCTCCTTTAATAGTTTGTATAAATTGTTTTATTAAAGGAACATTTTTTATATCATCTCCTACTTTTACAGTTTTAAATGCTTGTTGTAATCCTTCATCAACTAAACTACGCAATCCTAATTTTGCACCTGACAAATATCCTAAAGCATAGTTTGTAGGGTCACCAAAAACTCTAAAAGCACCATCTAATACTGCAGAACCTATTGCATATCCAAAATCTTCTTTTTTATAAAATTGTCCTGCAACAATACGACCTGGTGATATATCTACTTGTCCTGCTTTTCGTGTCTGTGTTTTATATTGATTTTCTAATTCTTCAAATTGTTCTGTAATAGGAACACCATAAATTTCTACAGCTTCTCTATAAGCATCTTCATCAGATAAACCTTGCCTTTTAAAATCTTTATATCCTTGTGTATCTTGTATTTTTGTAGATGCAGGAAAAAAACCTTTACCTAGGTTTACTGGTTTACCTTGACTCCATTGGTCGTATGCTAAATTAAATTCTGTAGGACCATAATTATCTTTTGCTTCTTTATATACATCTGCAAATTTATCTCCGAATATTGCTCTTCTCATTCTCTCTGCAGCAACTTCACCATCTTTTATACCTAATGTTGCTATAGCTGTTGCTGCACCTGCAAGACCTAAAAGTGTGTTAGCAGCTACAGTCTGATACCTATTAGCTTTGACATTGCTGTTGTCTGTTGCTACTATTGTTGATTTAAAATTTCTTGATAAAGGTTGAAAACCTAAATCTAACATTAACAAACCTAATTGTGATGCTCTTTTACCTCTACTTACAGATTGTAATGCTTTTTGATTATTTTTAATTGTTACATTATTTTGTCTACTTGCTAGTTCTAAAGCTAAATTAGAATCATGCTCTACACCTAATAAAGAGCCATACATAACTAATTTAGGGTCTAAGTTTGGATATGCTTTAGATATATTAGCTGCTCGTTCAGCAACTTCTGAAGTCATTGTGTTTCTAAAAAATTCTAATTCTTTTAAATTAGCTTCTGTGTTGTCTGCTATATAGCTATCTAATTCTGGTGGACCAAATAATATCTGTCTGTAATCTCTCATTAAAAACCAAAATAATCATCTTGTTCTGGATTAACAACAGGCTCTTGTATTATATCTTCTGCTAATAATTCATCAAATATAGGGTCTTGTGTAATTTCTTTTGCTACTGTTAAAAAATTTTGCAATGTATTTGTAGCTACAACTCTAGGTCCATTACTACCAGGACCTACAGGTATACCTGCAGTATTAGGTTCAAATTGTTTTGCAGTCGGTGCAGCAATATTTACTGGAGAAGGTAAAGGTCCTACATTTGCAGGTGCAGATGTAAGAGCAGCTTCTTGATTTATAGGTGGTGTAGAACTTGTTTGTGCTTCTAAATCACCTGTTTGTCCTGTTGGGTCGCCTTCTTTTCGTGGTGGTGCGTACACATCAAAATATGCACTATCAGGTTTCATATCTGTATTTTGTGTTAATTTACTAGGTTTTCTTCCTCTAGGCATTATCAGGTCCTTCTATATCAAAGCCAATATCTAAACTTATCCATATACCTGGTATAGGTGTAGGTATCATTACACTTCCAAGAGGTACTTCACCTTGTGATATTATTTCTGTTCGTATTGTAGGGTCGTAACTTAAATCTAAGTCACCCCAATCTTCTTGATTAATAATGTCATAAAATTTTGCATTTACAATATTTTCTTCGTTAGCCATTATGCACCTTCTGGTTGTTGTGCTAATGCACCTAACACTTGGTCAATAGCTACTGGTGATTGTCCTAAATTTAAACCTTGTTGTTGTGCTTGTTGCTGTTGTTGACCCATCAATGCTAGTTCTTCTGGTGATGGTTCTTCGCCTTCTGATGTATAAAATTTATCTAGTATCTCTGACATTTTTTGTGGGTTTTTTCTTATTTCTATAGCTGCCATTGTAGCCTTTGGATTACCTTGTGCTGCTTGTGCCATCAAAGATTCAAACAAAACTGTTTCTGCTTTTTCTGCACTAATGCGTTGTTGTATCTTTGTAATATTGTCCAAGCCATCCATGTTTTCTTGTAATGTCTGTGTATCAATAATACCTTGTTGTTTTAGTTGTAAACCTGTAATAATTTTTTGTGGTTCATCAAATCCTGCCATAACACCATATACTCTTCTAGTTTCATATACTTCAGATATGTCAGATGATGGTGTATAAGATTCTTTATATGCTGTTCCTTTATGTCTACCTGCAATAGGCTTACGCTTGTTTGGAAACATGATTTCATCGTATTCTAATCTTTTTGCATCTAATTCTTGTAATGCTTCTTTTAAAACTGTTTGATATTCTCTTACATGTAACGATGCAGATTGTCCTAATTCTTCTAGTCCTCTACCAGTTACAAAAGAATTTGGAGATTGACCATCATCAGATACAGGATATGCAGCACCAAGACGCAAATGTCTTTCAAGTCTATCTACTTGTTGAAATAGTTGGTATGGTAGATTATTGACTGGCTTAGACACTTGCGAACCAGGTGTCAAATAGTTTACAGCAAATCTGCCTTTTCTATATTTTCCTGACTCTATCTCTCCAACAATGTTTGTTTCTGTAAATACTGCATCTTCCATAGCAATAGTTCCAAGTATGTTAATTTTTGCCATGTTTGCCATAAGACCTGTAATGTGTTGGAATTGTGATTGCATTTGGTCAAACGCATATCTTTTTGCCAAGACAAAACATGGTCCTGAATTTAATATGTTTGGCATAAAATCTATTATTTTTTTGTTTTCAGGTAAAAATACATAAGTACCTTCTTCATCTCTATACTCAACTACAACTTTTCCATGTCCTGTAGAATTTGCCCATCCTCCTGCTCTATCTGTACTGTCAAGTAATGCAGAGTATGGATTTTGAAAACCATCATCATTTTCTTCTTGTGCAAATATATATTGTTTAGCTTCAGGATATTGTTCTGCCAATATTGTATGTGGCACTCTACGAATTATTGCTAATTCTTT